CACTCCGGCTGGCTGAAGAGCCCCGTATATAGACGGGAGCGCGAAAGCCCGCAAGAAAGCCAATCCGTTGCTCCGAGGTCTCGATGCTGGTAGGAGGGCCTCCACTTACCATATTCTAGGGGAGCTTCCGCCTGCGGCCCTATCGACAGGCGACGCGGGTAGCGGGCACATCACCGAAGCGGATTGGGGCGTGGCCAAGCGGTAAGGCAACGGGCTTTGGTCCCGTGATCCCAGGTTCGAATCCTGGCGCCCCAGCCACCATCTAAGTCATTGAGATAGAATAATGACTTGGAATCGGGGTGGGTCCGATTTCCCCCCGAAATCCGGGACATTTTCCGCTGCACTGCCGGAGTCCTAAACGGCAGAGACGATTTTGCTTCAGATCCGGGCCGTTCCTGACGCGAAAGTCTCTCGGGCGGCTTTCGGGGGTTCACTTTTTTCGTGGGTCTGATCGCGCACCGAGGTGCGCAACTGAGTAAGTCCTCCTAAGAGTCGGGGATTGGCGACCGAGCCAGGGCGTTATGGAAAGCCTAATAGCTTTCGCTGTTCGGCCCAGCCGACCGGTATCTGGGGCGTCAGACGCATCAGCCTCTTGGCCGTGAGCTGCGGCGGGTTCTTGCCATTGATGATGGCGGTGATGATGTCGGGCGCCAGCGAGGGTATACGTAGAAGCCGATAGACGTAATTGGCGGATACGTGTTCCTGCCGGGCGATCATATGCACGGTCAACTCGGTGTCCTGCGTGAGGCGTGCCTGGATATCGTGAGCCCGAGCAACGATCCTTAGCAGTCCGGGATCGGCGGTCGTCTGGTCATCGGCGTTCTCCACGAGCATTCTCATCTCACGGCCGACGCGCTGCAGTCGCGCCTTCACCGTCAATGTCAGAATGTCGTTGGACGCAGTGCTAGGCTTGCCACCTTGCATGCCCAGTTCGACCGATTGCACCGCACAGAGCAGTTGAACGAGGAAACCCCGACGGATAGTGATTTCGACGCGATCGGGTCTGATGTCGACGCGGCTGAGTAGCGCCATCAGCATTGCGCGAATCTGGTCTGGCGCGAGCGCTCCGAGCTCTTCTGCAATCTCGCGGCCACGCTCGATCAGCCGTTTCTGTCCAGCCCCATCAGCATGTTCGTCGCGGATGGCATCAAGGATCGCTCCTTGATTGGCAAGGAAGGCTCGAAGCCTGGTGATGACCAGGCTCTCGAGATTGGCCGCAGGAATCCGCCGTGCCTTTGAACGGTCTTTGGCTGCCCCGATGATGAGAGACCGCGAGACGTAATACCGATAGCGTGTGCCCTTCTTGACGGCATGGGTCGGCGTCAGTCTCTCGCCTGTCTCGTCGAAGGCCAGGCCGGCAAGCAGACTCGGATATTTGGCGTCTGACCCGGTGGCGCGATTGACCCGGTTTTCGGCAAGGATGGCTTTAACCTGGTCCCACAATGCCTTGTCGACAATCGCTGGATGCTCTCCCGGATAGGCATTGCCTTTGTGGGTGATCTCGCCGCGATAGATGCGGTTCTGCAGCATCAGATAGAGGGCCCCACGGGAGAGCTTCTGACCGCCAAAGGGAGTGCCGTCTTTCAATATCCGCCGCTTACTCCGAATGCCCGCGGCATCAAGTTCTGCCTGAAGCACGCGCACGGATAGGTACTCTACATATCGTCGGAAGATATAAACGACCGTGCGAGCTTCCTCCTCGTTGACGACCAGCTTCCGGTTCTGCACGTCATAGCCAAGCGAAGGCAAGCCGCCCATCCACATGCCCTTCTTCTTGGAAGCTGCGATCTTGTCGCGGATTCGTTCACCAGCGACTTCCCGCTCGAATTGGGCGAAGGAGAGCAGCACGTTCAGGGTAAGCCGCCCCATCGAGGTCGTGGTGTTGAACTGCTGCGTGATCGAGACGAAGGAGACGCCGCGAGCATCGAAGGCTTCCACGATCTTGGCGAAGTCGAACAGCGAACGCGTCAGTCGATCGATCTTGTAGACGACCACGACATCGACCTTGCCGGCGCCGATATCGGCAAGGAGGCGTTTGAGGGCAGGGCGGTCCATCGTCCCGCCAGAGAAACCGCCGTCGTCGTATAACGTCGGCAACATCCCCCAGCCTTCGTGCTTCTGCGAGAGAATAAAGGCCGCACAAGCTTCGCGCTGAGCGTCGAGCGAGTTGAACGCTTGGTCGAGGCCTTCTTCCGATGATTTTCGGGTGTAGATCGCGCAGCGCAGCTTTTTGGAAGGCCGTCGCGAGGCCTTTTGCGATTCAGTCATTATCGTTTTCGTTGGGGCGCGGTGCGCTCGCACGCGCGAGGCCAAAAAAACGGGGACCAGACCAATGGGCGCCAGTGATCTTCCTGGCGACCTTCGTAAGCGATGGATAGCTCATCCCGGCATATTCGAATCCCTCTTCCGTTACCGTGACGGTGTGAGTGCGGCCACGCCATTCGCGCACCAGCCGGGCGCCCGGCTTCAAACTGAGGCCTGGGTCGGGAGCTACCTGGCCAGTGGTTCGGAACATCTTCGCCAGCGTCTTCAGCTTGCGACCCGTCGACTTACCGAGCCCACCGTATTGGAGTTCCTGGAGCCGGTACCTGATCCCCCGGATCAGCAGGTCGCGGCTGATCCGTGGCGGCTCGCTGCAATAAAGCCGCCGCCATTCGCGGCGCAGCTCCTCAAGACTGGCGCCGTCCGGGGCAAGCGGCTGCGCCGATTCCGCATTCCCCACGTTGCTCTCTCGCTCTAATTGCGCGGAGGAACGCCCGCGCCGCCTTGGGCGCGGGCGAGGGGCCAAGGGCCGCGCCATGGCTCAAGCCTTCGACGACGCGACCGGGGGGATGTGGTAGCGGCGCACCCCGTTCCTACCGACGTCCGAGACGAGGGGGAGCTTGAGCTTCTTGCGCACGAGACCGCTGAAAAAGCCACGCACGGAATGGGGCTGCCACCCGGTCTTGGTGATGATGTCCGCGACGCTGACACCGGAATGCCGCCGGAGCATCTGGATCACCAGGTCCTGTTTGGTCTGCGCGGGCGCAGCTCGCCGCTTAGGAGCGGCCGTGGAGGCTTTCTGAGGCTTACGGTGTGGCTGTGCGGCCGCCGTCTTCGGTTTGCGCGGCATGCTTGCCGCGGCCAGGAAGGTCCGGTCCTCGTCGGCCTCCTCGATCCCGAGGGCCAGAAGGCCGCTCGTCGTGATGAACAGGCCAAGGGCGCGATTATCCTCGTCGCGACGCCATTCAGCCGCGCCGTCAATGATCCGCCGTTCTTCGGCGAGTTTTCGTTTGCACAAGGTCGCAATGACTTTGTCGAGCGCGGCGCCCTGGACGGTTAGACTTTGAGGTAAAGGAAAAAGCGCGTGGTCGGCTCGTTGAGCGGCGGCGCTCAAGATCACGAGCTGCTTGTCGGTGAGTTTGGGGGTTGGCGATTGGGTCTTGGGCATGGGGTGCCTCCATCGTGGTGCAACGGCCCGATGCCGGTGCTTCCACCGCCCACAGCCCGGCGACAAGGCCAGGGGTAGGGCGATGACGGAGGCTTTGCCGTCAGTTTCTGTACCGCATGCACGCTCTCTTCCGCAGAGAAGTCCAGTCGATTCTAGAGCGTCGAGTAGCGGCCATGTCCAACTGTTGCGCGCCCCAAATCGCGCAACGAGAGAGTCGTTCTAACAAGGGAGAGGGTGGCCAACCCCGGTGATTTTGCTGAAAGCCAAGCAGCTTCCGCTGTTCAGCCCAGTCGACCGGTATTTGCGGTGTGAGTCGCATCAGCGCCTGTGGTTGCACCTGAGTCATGGCTGCAAGCTCAACATGTCGCCGTGGAATGCCTCGAACTCACGCCGCGTCCCTCGGATCGGGATTCGCTGCCCGAGGACACACAAGCGCGAAACCGTTCTCTATGTTCAACGCAGACAACCCAGGCACTACGACGGATCCCGGAGCCCGTATCAATAAAGGCCCGGGACAGCGTATGTTCTGGTCCTGCGGCTCCAGCTCTGGCGGCCCCAAGCAAGGCCTTGGGCGAGGGCATCAACCTGATCGTCGTGCCCACCGGGAAAAGCGAGCAACTCAGCAACGAATTCCTCAAGCCAACCAGCGCGCTGAGGGAGACGAACTGATTCTCCTTCAAACAGATCGGTCTGAGCAATCAATCGAGCGCGTTTGTCAGTATCTGGCTTATAGGTCGTGACGTTGATGGACTGCTCACGCAGGCTTTGGATTAGACCGAGGCTGATGGGTGACTCTTCGATCAGAAGAGTGGAAGGATGATACCGCTTCTTGAGATCCATGATTTTTCTCTTGAGCGTCTCGAACGGAAAGCGACCCCGCACCACCTCGATAATGAAAAACACCTCATTGCGAATCAGAAGCACGACACAAGCGGAATAATCGCCAGACTCCATTTCACTCAAAGCGATATCCCAGCTGATCACGATGCGGTCGCCAGGCTGGATGCCAATGTGATCGTAGGTCGTTAGCCATTTTCTCTTGATGATCGTGCCGCCTAGAGGGATTGGACGCTGTTGGTACAGTGCCGAGAAGGCGATCGGGCCCATATCACGCTTCAGCTCGAGTAGCGCCTCAACTGGCTCGTGCGCGGGGTGGAGGAGCTCACCTTCCTGTCGGGTATAGGTGCGACCGCCCCCAAGATCATAGGTTTGCGATTGTTCAGCGATCGCTGGAAGATTTAAGACCTCGAAGCCTCCTTGCTCCTGCAGATAGCCCACGAGGTCGTTCTGATGCACTCTTTGCATCACCACGACGATCCGCGTCTCTGTCTTATCATCACCGCGCGAAAGCAGCGTGGTGCGGTACCATTCGATGACGCGCTCACGCACCGCGTCGGACATGGCGTGGGCAGTGTTGAGGGGATCGTCGATGACGATCAGGTTTCCCCCGAGCCCGGTGAGCGTACCGTCGATTGAAGTTGTGAAGCGTTTGCCGCGCTCAGTGGTCGTTATCTCGCGATCTGTAGCACGATCGACCCGCATGGCGGGGAAGGTCGCCTGATACAAAGGATGACTGACCACGCGGCGGAAGTCGTTCGCGTGGGTGCGCGAGAGAAACTCGGAATACGAGACCACGACCACGCGCTCCCAAGGATAATGGCCGAGAAACCAAGCGGGCAGAGCCACGGATGCGCATAGAGACTTGAGTGAGCGCGGGGGCAGCGTGATGATCAATCGTCGAATGTAACCCTTTGCGACTTGGGCTAGCTTGTAGGTCACCGCGTCCACATGCCAGTTCCGCTTCAGTAGGACTCCTGGCCGCACGACGCTGAAGGCGAATTCGGTAAACGCCATCAGGTCCATGTCAATCAGCGCTTGCAGGGCGAGTGCGGGATTTAGATCCGCTTCTGTTATCATCTTCATGATCTTCACCTTTTCGTGGTTTCAGTTCTTGTCGGTTTCGTCTGGCGCGTCGTCGAGCAGTTCGGGCGGCGCAAGCACAGGGGCGGATGCAGA